CCGTGACACAAGACAGCAACGCCAACGCTCCAGCCAATGCCAATTCTGGCAACGGGTAAAGTGCCGTGCTCAAGTTGTATTGCACAAGCTCACCGACCAGCCCTGGTGCATTCAAACACTCAACTGGAAATTTGTCAGCTGCTTTGACTTCCTCAATCGCGTTAAATTGCCTTTCAATGCCAGACAGATCTACGTCGGGATCTTCCGTGACATGAATTTCCTTCTTCGGTTTACTAGCTCTTGGCGTTCCGTTCCGCTTGGCCGAATTGACAACTCGCTGCAATTCCTCGTCTGGAAGCGGAACGTAATTCCGATCGTTCCAAGCTCGCACGAAGTTAAGGACGTCATCCTCGCTCAACCGCTCACCGAGGTCTCCCTCCATCGCGTACAAGTGCCCGGCAAGGCGAAACGCGGAATTGTTCCTGTCGCCCGGACCCGCTGGATCAGCGGTCTCCGCGTATAGCCTTGCCCGCTGTGACAAGTCGCAAGATTGATTTTGAATTACTGGCTTTGCATTGCTTTGCGGCATCATGTACTTTTCGCAAAGCCAGTCAATCGCTGCTTGTCCGTCTCCTATCTCTGTTTGACGGTTGTACACGTCGCCTGTGATTGTCCAGAATCGTGCATGATCGTAACACTCGATTTGCTGCTTTTCGCTCTGGTTAATTTTGTGGATGCATCTTGCACCTTCCTTTTTTCGACCACGCGTGATGAGCTTAATGCCTTTGCCGCTTGGCGAGATTTCGGCGTAGGCCAAACCATCAAGCCGTGCGACTATTTCCCAGCTCCATTGCCTGAGTGCTCCATCATCGTCAAGGCAGTTGTCGAGGTCGATACCTGTGTATGGCTCGGCAATTTCAAACGCAAGGTTCCCAGAAAAGCTTGCCGTCTCGAAGTCTGACCATGTAGACGGATCGTTTGACTTTGCTCTTTGACCGTTCACCTGAAATGGAATTTTAACTCCATCGATATTTTGCCAGTTGTGCCACTGTTTTAATTCTCGCAACTCTTGAGGGATTTGATTCATTTGAGTTTGTAAGTGTTAATCTTTCAATCGATGAAATTAAAACGGCACCTCGTCCAAGTCGATTGGATGTTGTAGCCATTCCAGTTCGCTTGGAATTGAATCTTTGAATTCGTAGGATGTCACTCGTTGATATTTACCGTCTTGTTGCGTTGTAATCTTGCACGGCATTCTAGCGACATGCATATTTAAGAATTCAACCGCTTCCTGACTTGTGGACGGCGGATCGTGACGACTGCGTTCACTCCACCACCTCAACGCCTTGCCTCTTGCAAATCCAGGGTGCTCAAAGCAAACCCACTCACTGATCTTAATTTCGGATAGATTTCCCGCTTTTGGCACGTCGTCCTTTGCGACGAACTTTTGATGTCTGCCGCAATTAACGCAAAGCAGCTCAATATGTGGCCCGTTGTGCCTGACCCGGCCAAACCCTCCACCGCAATTGTATTTGCAATCGTGCTCAATGTCTCCGGCGTCAACATACCTCACCGTGTAATCGACTCGCAGTGTTTTCGGGTCGTCTTCCGCTGCGTTCCTTTTTGTGTGCACGTCCCATTTACACGAAATCACTTCCCACTCTTCCTGTTCTGGTTCACCAGTAAGCGTTGACTTTTCATCTGCTTTGGAGTCATGATTGACAGGGAAGATAAACCCGCATTCCGGGCATTCGGAAGAACGATTCGGCACGTCAATTCCACAGTTAAAGCACTCCTTTCCGCGTCCGTTGTTATCAATGGCACTTTTCGCTTTCCCGCCTTTTTTAACTTGTGACGCTCTGCCAAAGTCGGGATTGTCGATTGATCCGTGACGCTTAATGTTCTCGCCAAAATCGAGTATCAGGCAGTTTGTTTTGCTGTCATGTTTTCTCAGTCCACGCCCGACGATCTGAGCGAATAAACCTGGTGACATTGTCGCTCGCAAAACAGCGATAGCATCAATGCAAGGTGCATCAAAGCCAGTCGTCAACACATCGCAATTAACCAGCCAGCGAAGGCTACCATTGCGAAAGTCGCTAAGCAGTTTGACACGCTCCATCGAAAACGTTTCGCCTGTAACAATTCCAACTTTGTCGCCTGTTCGTGCTCTCAGTTCTTCGGCGATGTGCTCGGCGTGATCGACGCCAGCCGCAAAGCATAAGACGCTATGTCTGTCGTGGCATTTCTCGACAATCTCAGCACAAGCCATGCAAACGTTATCATCAGTGTTAAATGCGTTCTCAACGTCCCTGTTAATAAACTCACTGCCACGTGTTTTAATATCTGATGTGTCGACTGTGCTTTCCGCTGCCTTGTTTGTAATCGGGCACAAATACCCTTCACGTATCAGATCGCCTGTAAACGCTTCATAGCAAATCTTCTGAAATAGCTTCTCACGTCCACAAATCAGCCCTTCCCCTGTCCTGAATGGCGTTGCAGTTAATCCGATCATGCGTGCGTTGTGATTCGTTTCTCTGATGTCGCTGAGGAATTGACCGTACATAGAATTGTCATTGCCGCTGACTAAATGCACCTCGTCAATGATAATTAACTCACGACGCCCAAACTCATACGCCTTTTTGTAGACTGACTGAATGCCAGCACAGATCACATCATCGTCGAACGAATAGCGACGCAAACCGGCAGAGTTCTTGCCGACTTTGACGCCTGGCAATAGCAATTTAATCTTCTCGGCGTTCTGTTCGATTAGTTCCTTGCGATGTTGCAGGATGATCACACGGGCATTGAATTCAATGGCCTGCTTAACCAGCATGGCAATTACGAGCGACTTCCCCGCACCAGTTGGCAAGACAATTAGCGGCTCACCTTTTTGTTGTGAAAGGTAACGCCACGCCGCATCGTGTGCCGCTTGTTGATAGTATCTCGGCTGCATTGCAAGACTCCATAAAACTTAAATTGGACCAGACAGGATTCGAACCTGCTGCGACTAGCCTTCAGAAGTCGCTACTCTCACGGGTCGCATGCCCCCGACTGCCTTCGCGTTTCCCACACGCCGCTGGCCCACCCCACACTAGAATGGCGATGTTAATTGGCCTTCGACTCTGCCGCTCGTCGCAGTTTCTTGCTGTGTTCCACTTCCAGAGTGACGCGGCTTGTAGCCCTTAACTTCGTTTTGTGGGTTGCCGTCCGCGTCTTTCCTGATCTTTAGCGAAGCAGTCAGTGGCTTGTTGTGCAGCTCGCTGCTGTCGTTTGGAGTCAATACGTTGACGGATCGGCAAATGCTGCTCAAAGTGCCTTTGGCAATCTGTACAGCAACATCACTTTTATTGACCAGATTTAAGCGGTCGAAAATCACTCGATTCTGATACTGACCATTGAGAATCTGCATCTTCAGTTCGAGGTACTGGCCTTGTCCATCCTTTGTTTTCTTCATCTGGCTTTCAGTGATGATCACTTGATAATCACCCGCTGGAAGTGGCGAGAATCCTTCGTTTGGCTCGACTTCTTCCGCGTTAAATCCTGATAAATTTCCACTCATGTTCTGCTCCTGTGTTGGTAAAAAAGAAACGTGCTCTACTTGCTTGCTTTCGATGATCCTTCGACGACTACACCTTGAATGTCTCCGCTTGATGGAAAGTATTTCGCGTATTCGTTCCAGCCGCCACCGCGTGGAAATGGTATTTCCGCTGGCATGCTCAACCTGTTTTTTGCTAAGACTGCCGCTGTTTCTGTGGTACGTATGTACCGTTCGCCAACGTCAATCGCGATGTTTCGCGTTTTGTCGAACCCTTGATCTTCCTTGCGGATCGCCACGCGATAAGAAGCGAATAGCACTTCGTCACACCACTCTTGCAGCAATGACGATGCACTCTCATGCAATGCTGGCTGATAGCGGTCATAGCTGTCCTGTTCTGGACTCTGAAACTTCTTGATGTCCGCGTGTGCGAGTAAGATTACGCCGACCGATTTTTCAGTTCGCAACCATTCCAAAGCGAATAAAACTTTATCCCAAAGTGCAATTGCCTGTTTGTAGCCGTTGCCGTAGCCAATCTCTGCGATGCTTTCCTTGCGTGCTGCTCTGGCCACTTCCTTATGGATGAGTTGTTCCAGCCAATCAACGGAATCAATACAAATGTTTTTGTATGGATGACTTTTTTCAGCGAGCCATCGCAAGGCGTCAATAACGCAATCAAACGTTGTTAGGACGTCGGTTGAATGACAATCAATATCGTTCAGTCCGTCTTCAAGATTCAGGAACAAGCAACTTGGAGCTTGTGCCGCCCATTCCGATTTGCCAACGCCGTGCACGCCATACAACAGCGTCCTTCGCGGCTTAATCTTTTTACCTTTGTTGATCTGCATTTTATACCTATCTTGTTGAATGGAATTCTATTGCTTTTGTCGTAAAATGTTGCTACGTGGCTGGCCTGTAGGCGTAGATAGTACTTGGGAAAATGTTTTTATTGCCTTTTGGCGACCAAGCTTTTCCTAGTGCGGAAAACCAACAGAGAGTGCCATCTAAGTCCGCTTCGCTTTCCCGTTTTGCCATGCCTAGATAAACCAGCCCCATCGCTTCGGCCTCTTTTCGGCCTATGTCGCTGTACTCGAAGCCTTCTGCAACAACGCCAACGCTCAAATCCGGCTCAATCCCGCGAAACTGCCAGTCGAGAACTTCCTGCTCGGTGAGCGGTCGGATCACTCCGACGATGTCGCGGAACTCTTCTACAATGCCTGACAACCTTCCATTTTCGTCAACTGACCATCTTGGACCTGAACACGCATTCCTGTAATCGAATGGATAATTTTGATGACATGAACGCTGCACACGCACAACATCACCGCTGCGTGTCTTGGCAATGCAAGGCTCGGTCAAAAGCGGTCTTGGCTGCTCTAATCCTTGTTCGTCGCTGTTCAGCAAAGATTCGAGTTCATCAATTATCTTTCGAATCGTGCTTTTGGTTTCTTTCATTACGCATCCCCCTTGTTTGTTGTTGTCAAAACCTGTTCACGCCGCTTCAGTCCGCGTGTCTGCTTGCTGACGTTGCTGTGTGCTGTTTTCAGGACTTCAGCAATCCGCATCGTACCGTATCCGTCACGGTACAATGCCCGGATCAGCAGCCGCTTTTCCGTTTGCAGTTTGGCCGTCTTTGCCTTACCCGGTCCCATGATGTCGCAACTGTCAACCTTGCGACGGATGCAATGTTCCTTAATGAATTCCCTGATCGGTCGTCTCATGTTGCCGCCTTAGAATAGTGATTGTTGCCGTGACTCT